AACCTAGAGATGCAACAGTCGGGCATCGCCCGTTACCGCCGTAAGGTGGAGTCTGCAAAGCGTCGTGAAAAGGAATCCGAATCGCCTTATGGTCAGCGTTTATTACGTGGTACGTTACCGCAAGTCATCGACGAATTAAAGAACCGCATCAAGTACCACAAGAAGAATTCTTCAGCCGTACCAAAATGGTTACCGCTTATATGGGACATCAAACCCGAAGTCGTCAGCTTGATCGCGATGAAGACAGTCTTAGACGGCATCTGCCGTAAGCATCCTTTGATTAACACAGCGATCCGAGTCGCCACGAACATCGAAGATGAAGCACGGTACATGCGTCTCAAAGAAGAGTATCCTGACGTGTTTAAGTTTGCTAAGAAGGACGTTGAGAAGTGGAGTGATCGAACGTACCGACGAGTACGAGAAGCGTTCCTAAGACACGAACAAGGCGAATCTAAGAAAGGGACTATCGAACCTTGGAAGGTCTGGACGCGTAAGGAAAAGGTATCGATGGGTACGTGGTTGCTCGAACTCATACGCACGACCACACAACTCCTTACCTTTGTTATGCTTGGACAGAAAGCTAAGACGCGATGGTTCGTCACAGCAAGCGACGATTTATTCCAATGGATAGCGGACTACAATCAGAACCAAGAATTATTACAGCCGTTATGGTTACCTATGGTGGAAACACCCGCACCTTGGAAGGGGTTATGGCAAGGCGGATATAAGGATGTTGACCTTCAACCACTTACGTTTATCAAGTCGAACGACATGGACTATATGCGTGAGCTTGACACGTCAAAATTTCAACCAGTAATCGACGCTGTTAACCACGTACAAGAGACGCCTTGGACGGTCAATGATAAGGTATTGAAGATCGCACGATGGGCATGGGATCAAGACCGAGAGATCGGGGAGATGTGCCGTCGTACTGACTACGAGTTACCACCGTTTGATCCGACAGCCGAAGGCGATCCAGACCGTAAGCGTGAACTAGGACGTAAGAGCGGGGTGCTTAGAAGTTTAAACATATCGTTACGCAGTCAACGCTTACAGATTATAAAGACCTTGTGGTTGGGTGATAAGTATGCGGGTAAACACTTTTACTTCCCTCATCAGATCGACTTTCGTGGACGTATGTATCCGATACCTTACTACCTGAGTCCTCAAGGTACTGACTTAGCGAAGTCTCTTCTGTTATTTAGCGAGTCGGAAACGATTTGGAAGCCCGAAACAGACGCTCGATGGTTGGCGATACACGGTGCGAACTGCTACGGCATGGACAAGGTAACGTTTAATGAGCGTGTTAAGTGGGTCAATGACAGACGCCAAGAAATATTTGAAGTATGTAAAGACCCGAAGGTCAACGACTGGTGGACGGGTGCGGATGATCCGTGGCAGTTCTTAGCATTTTGTTTTGAATGGGGTGAGTTACTAAGCATGGGTGGACGGGGATTTAAAACCCGTCTGCCCGTCGCTATGGACGCATCTAATAACGGCATACAATTATTATCTTTGTTGGGTAGAGATGAGATCGGCGGTCGAGCTACCAATGTTTCCGCCACGGAAGCTCCCGCCGATCTCTATCAATTTGTAGCAGATCAAGTCACGGAAGTATTAAAGAAGAAAGCTAAGAACGGCGATCACATCGCGACTGAATGGTTAAAGCTAGGTATCACACGCAAGCTTACCAAGCGACCCGTCATGGTGAAACCCTACGGCGGTACTCGCCAGTCCTGTCGCGACTATGTCCACGAGTGGTTCAGAGACTTGTGTCTTGATCGCGAGATCGATCCGTTTGGAAGCGAGACAACACCCGCAGTCAGTCAGTTATCAATGGTTGTTTGGAAAGCAATGGACGAATGTCTCAGCCGACCGAACGCAGTCATGGCGTGGCTTCAGCAATGTGCAAGGACGTTGGCACGTGAAGGTAAAGCGATTGAATGGACGACGCCACTTGGATTCAAAGTACGGCAAAAATATTTTAACTCAAAAGCAACACGCATTAATACATTACTGGGCGACCGACTGTCGTATGTTAAATGGCAAGAGCCGTTAAGCGATGTTGATCGTAAGCGTCAAGCCAATGGTATTAGTCCGAACTTTGTACACAGCCTTGACGCTACCATCGCACACAAGACGACGAACGAAGCGAAGAAGCTAGGCATCCGTTCTCTTGCTATGGTGCATGATAGCTTTGCAACACACTCGACAAACAGCGAAGCGTTAAGCGGTATCATACGACGCGAAACTGCAAACACTTTCCACGACGACCTCCTTCTTAAATTCAAGGATGAGGTTCAAACACAAACCAAAGAAGAACTACCAGACCTACCTCCTTACGGAACTCTTGATCCGCTTGAGGTGCTAGGTTCTGACTATTTCTTCGCTTAAAACGACGCTTATAAGGAGCGATTAATGACCAGATATAATATGAAAACAATAACATCACCAATAGGAACAGCTAGATACTGCTACTTAACGAAGCCATCCACAGGAGAATACGACGGGGAGTACGGAACGTACCGAACCGAATTGATACTGGAGAAGAAGGATTGGGACGCGTTAAAGGCACAGATACAACCCGAATACGAAGCCGCTTACCTCGCCGAGAACACCAAGCAAGGTAAAGAACTAAAGAAAGCGAACCTTCCATTCGTCATTGACGGAGAAGATCACGTTGTAAAGTTCAAGATGAAAGCGGGTGGTAAACGCCGTGACGGTACTGAGTATAAGTTACAAGTGGCGTTGTTCGACAGCCAAGGAAACCCGATGAAAGGCGATGACATCGTCGGTGGAGGTAGCCGTATCAAGATCGGAATGAAGATGCAGTTCTGGTTCGTTGCCGCACATGGATTCGGTATGAGATTAGAACCACAAGGCGTTCAAGTCCTCGAACTTGCGGCTGTTGGAACAAGCGAGAAAGCTACATCCTATGGATTCACCGCAGAAGAAGGTGGATACACAAACGGAGGAGAAACATTCGAGAATACTCTCGATCAACCAGAAACAAATGCCGAGGAAACCAAGCAAGAAACGCCCCTGTCGGCGGACTTCTAAGTATCGTTCTGGATTTGAAGCAAAGACCGCTTATTGGTTAGAGCGGAACGGCATCAAGTTCGGGTATGAAACTGTGAAGATCGAATACAGGAAACTATCAACGTACACACCTGACTTTATTCTACCAAACGGAATAATCGTCGAGACCAAAGGACTTTGGACGAGTGAAGACAGAACCAAACATCTCCTTATTCGAGAACAACATCCCGAACTTGATGTCCGTCTTTGTTTTATGAACGCGTCGAACAAGATACGCAAAGGTTCTAAAACAACATACGCAAAATACTGCGAACAAAAAGGACTCAAATACTGTGATAAAACAATACCAAAATCATGGCTGAATACCAAGAAATCCACACGTCCTGTGCCGCCTGTGGTTCGAGTGACGGACGATCCACATACGTAGATGGGTCGTCGCATTGCTTTAGCTGTGGCACAAACACTCAACCTAACAAAAATGAAAAACGAAAAATGCAAACACAACCAACGATACAAAATAATAAAGCGTCGTTCTTAACCAATGGTATAGCTACAGCTTTAGCGCGTCGTAATCTTACGGAAGAAACGTGTAAGAAGTGGGGATACCAAGCGGCTCAAGTCGATGGACAGATGGTTCAAGTCGCGAACTATCGTACTCGTGACGGCAAGCTTTGCGGACAGAAGATTAGATACGCAGACAAATCGTTCAAGGTACGTGGCGAACTGATTGGACTATACGGACAACACCTATGGCGAGACAGTGGTAAGCGAGTCGTCGTAACCGAAGGAGAGATCGACGCTTTAAGCGTGTCACAAGCGTTTAACAATCGCTGGGCTGTCGTATCTGTACCACACGGTGCTGGTGGAGCGAAGAACAACGTTGCCCAAGCACTCGATTGGCTCGAACGATATGAAGAAGTGGTGTTCATGTTTGACATGGACGATCCAGGACGCAAGGGAGCGGCTGAATGTGCGGCTCTACTAACTCCTGGACGTGCAAAGATAGCCGAGCTACCACTAAAAGACCCGAACGATTTGTTAAAAGCGAACCGAGCAAAGGAGATTGTAACCGCAGTCTTTGAAGCGCGTGAGTATCGCCCCGATGGAATCGTAGGAGCGGAAGAACTATGGCAGAAGATCAGCGAAGTAAACAATACTGAAGCTCAACCTTACCCGTACAAAGCCTTAAACGAAATGACACACGGGTTACGCCAAGGCGAACTTGTTACCGTATGCGCGGGGAGTGGGATTGGGAAGTCTCTGTTCTGTCGTGAGGTTGCGTATTCATTATTAGAAAGTGGTGAGACCGTCGGTTACATCGCGTTAGAAGAGTCAGTCAGGCGGACGGCTCTGGGTATTATGGGACTGCACATTAACAAACCGCTCCATCTCGAAAAGGAAATACATCACGAAGCGTTACGACCTACGTTTGAAGAGACGGTTGGGAACGGACGCTTCTATACCTACGATCACTTCGGAAGTTGTGACAGTGATAACCTACTTAACCGCATCAGATACCTATGCAAAGGACTGAAATGTAAGTGGATATTCCTTGATCATTTATCAATAGTGGTTAGTGGTTTTGAAGGAGATGATGAACGACGCTTGATCGACAATACAATGACACGCTTACGAGCGCTTGTTGAAGAGACGAACTGCGGGATGATAATTGTTAATCACCTCAAGCGACCGCCTGGACAATCACACGAAGAAGGGGGCGAGATAAGTTTATCCCATCTTCGTGGGTCGCAATCAATCGCCCAACTATCGGACTCAGTTATTGGATTGGAACGTAACCAACAATCAGCAGAGACCTCAAACCAAACACGTATAAGAGTGTTGAAGAACCGCTTCTCAGGTGAGACGGGATTGACTTCGACACTATATTTCAACCAACAAACAGGAAGATTAAATGAACATGATAACTCGTTTCTTAAAACTAGTAACAACCCTACCAACAGCGCGACAGAGCCGTTCTGATTACTCAACATTATTCCGAGCGATACGCCTTGTCGAAAGTGGAGGCGCTTATGACGCGCCTTATGCCGTCGGTGATAGCGGTCGCTCAATCGGTCCTTATCAAATAAGCTTTGGCTATTGGCTGGACGCTTATAACTTCGACCAATCAATCGAGGGAACATGGGCGATGTGTGTTGATCAGGTATATGCCGAACAAGTGATGATGGTATATTGGAAAAGACACGCACCAAACGATCCGACTTGGGAAATCTTAGCGCGTATTCATAACGGCGGACCTAGCGGATACCACAAAACACAAACACAAGAATACTGGAAGAAAGTTGTACGCTACCTATGAACAATATGAACAGAACATTATACTTCGACATCGAGACTAACGGGTTGGAAGACTTCGTAACGCTTGATGATTTACATACCGTTCATTGTTTGAGCGTTTATAACCCGATGAAGCAACAGATGTTGACCTTCTCTAACGATAGTATGCAACAAGGATTACATCTACTTGACAGCGCCGAGACAATCGTCGGTCACAACGTCATTGGTTTTGATATACCCGCGTTGACTAAGCTGTACGGATGGTCGCCTAAAGCGCGTATACTTGACACAGCTGTGACGACACGATGCGTTCATTCTGATTTGTTCAAGCTCGATATGGTACGAGAAGATTTCCCGAAAGAACATTGGGGATCACATAGCTTGAAGGCGTGGGGCAATCGTTTAGGTGTATCGAAGATGGAGTTTGATTCCGAGAACTTCGACGTCTATACCGAAGAGATGCGTAAGTATTGTGAGCGTGACGTATTTGTAACACACGCTGTTGGCGCTTACCTTCGCGAACAAGAACCCGATACACGTATGCTTACGCTTGAACACCAGTTCGCTAAGTTGATGCGTAAACAGGAGCTTGCGGGCTTCGCCTTTGACGGCGATAAAGCGGACAAGTTAATACAAGTACTGACGACGCGACGTGCTGAACTTCTTGATAACTTACAGAAGACGTTCCCTCCTGTCGTGGAAGAGATGAAGACACCCGAAGGATGGGAAGTAGAGATCGACGGTAGACAGTTCTTCGGCGTGACTAAAGCGGCGTTAAAGAAGATACTGAAAGAAGACGGACAAGTTCAAGCACTCGCTAACAAGGCGACGAAGTTAGGCAACAAGACTAAGTCCATACCGTTTAATCCAGGCAGCCGTGATCAAATAGCTGATCGTCTAAAGGAACTAGGATGGAAACCCGTCCACTTCACACCCGATGGTAAACCTAAGATCGATGAAGCTGTACTTAAAAACGTCAAACATCCATCGGCAGACTTACTCCTTGAATACTTAATGGTTGTTAAACGTCTAGGCATGTTAGCCGAAGGCGACAACGCTTGGATAAAGCGCGTTCGTAACGGACGTATTCACGGCAAGGTAAACACTAACGGTACAGTTACAGGTCGTTGTACTCATAGCTATCCTAACATCGCACAAGTACCAGCAGTACGCGCACCCTACGGCAAAGAATGTCGTGAGTTATTTAAAGCGCGTGATGGCTACGTACTTGTCGGTTGTGATGCCAGCGGTCTTGAACTGCGTATGCTTGCTCACTACCTCGCGGGATTTGATGGTGGACAATATGGACGTCAACTATTACAAGAAGATATCCACACGGTTAATCAAAACGCTGCTGGTTTGAAGACACGAGATCAAGCAAAGACATTTATCTACGCATTTTTATATGGTGCGGGTGACGGTAAGATTGGAGAGATCGTAGGCGGTACAGCACGAGAAGGACGGGCGTTAAAGAAACGTTTCCTTTCGTCACTTCCCGCTTTAAACGCGTTAAAGAAAGCCGTGGAAGCGAAGGTCAAACGCAGTGGATTCTTACGCGGATTAGACGGACGCATACTTCCGATACGCTCCGAACATTCAGCGCTTAACACGCTGTTACAATCGGCGGGAGCAGTCGTGATGAAGCAAGCTTTGATTGCGTTGAACACGCACCTAGCACGAGAGAACTGGAGAGTGATGAAAGACTATACATTCGTAGCGAACATACACGACGAGTTCCAAACGGAAGTTAAACCAGAACTCGCGGATCAATTCGGTAAGACTGCGTGTATTGCGATACGAGAAGCGGGTAAGTATTTAAAGATGAAGTGTCCATTGGACGGCGAGTATAAGGTCGGTAACAACTGGGCGGAGACTCACTAATACAACGAGTGAAAACTTGTACGACTTGCCGCGAAGACTTTTCACTTACGGAATTTTATAGTGATAGGTCGAGCCCCGATGGGAGGGCGGCGCGTTGTAAGAAATGTAGTCGTATAGCTAAAAAGAAAACAGGACGTAAATCTGATTTAAAAAAGCGCTACAACTTATCCACTGAAGAATATGAATACATCTCGTTTAAGCAAGGACACGTATGCGCTATATGTGGTTCTAAATCAAAAAATAATAAAAAATTAAGTGTCGACCACGACCACAATACAAGCGCGATAAGAGGACTTTTGTGTGGCAATTGTAACACAAGCATTGGACTTCTTAAAGACGACGCCGACTTGGTGCTTAAAGCGTACAACTACCTCGTGGTTCACAACCATAACCAACAACCAAAAGGAAATAAATGACAACAACATTACTAATAGATGCCGACGTACTGGCGTATCAATCAGCGTTCACAGCGCAAGCTAACATTCAATGGAAGGAAGACCTATGGACGGTACATACTGACCTTGCTATTGCGAAGACGTGGATCATCGACCGACTCGAAACGTTTAAGAAGCGCATGAAAGCGGACGACTTCATCCTTGCTATATCCGATAAGAACAACTTCAGACGCAAGCTTAACAGCGAGTACAAAGCGAACAGACGATCTAAGTTTGCACCGATAGGACTCGACCCGATACGCGATTGGTTAGCAGAAGTATACGGCACGGTGATCTATCCGAACCTCGAAGCTGACGATGTACTCGCGATACTGGCGACGGAACGACCGAACCGAAAGGACAAGCGTATCATCGTTAGTATAGATAAAGACTTCAAGTCTGTACCTTGTGCGTTTTACGACTTCAACCGTGGCGAGTTACACGAGACAACCAACGAACAAGCGGATCGCTATCATTTAATACAGACACTAGCGGGTGATCCAGTTGACGGATACAAAGGCGTTCCAGGCATAGGCGTTAAGTCAGCGGGTAAGCTACTCGACATATATGGTGCGAATTGGGACACCGTTCTTAACGCGTACACAAAGGCGCACATGACTGAACAAGACGCGCTTATGAACGCGTGGATGGCGTACCTTATTCGTAAGGACGAGTACAACAATAAACATAAACAGATTAAATACCTATGGATGCCTCCGTGTTTTGACGAACAAAGAAAGCGTAAATACAGCCATTTAATCCATCAAGTAACAGGTAAATTAGATGAAGATTTATCTCGCCATAAACCCTTTGAACCGTTAGACATTTAGGAAAATGGACGACCGTATTAGAAAACTTCCCGACTTGAGCCGCGATTTAATCGACGTTCTAGACGCTAGATTTCCTCTCCGTTTACCCGATATAAATGACAGTGAACGTGAGATATGGATCAAGGTCGGTCAAAGAAAAGTCATCGAGTTCTTAAAAGATACTTATGACGAACAACATACAACACTAATAAGTCCCAAGGAATAAATCATATGTGCTTTTCCAGTCCTAAGATGTCCACGCCTCCACCGCCGCCTCCTCCACCGCCTCCTCCTTCACAGGTCGCGACCAACGCGCCGCCTAAAGCGAAGCGAGGTAAAGCGAAGTCACGGAGACGAGTAGGCACAGTTAAGCTTAATCGTAGTCCTAAGATGGGCGGAAGCTATAAAGGCAGCGGTGTAAATTTACCTAGTTAATATAACATATAGAAAGAATAATCATGTCATTACTATCACTCCAGAAAATCACGCTCTTGTCCGCTGTATCGGCGACAGGTGCGGGCAGTTCCTTTAGCGTTGAACGCTCCAAAGGCTGGACATTTACCATTGCGTCTTCGGCGGTTACGAATGGCGGAACTGTAGATGTTGAAGCATATATCGGCGCAAACTGGCGCGTCATACATAGCGAAACTGTTACAGCCAATGGTAACGTAACCATAAGAGACGACCACGGTCATTATGAAAAGATACGTGGAAATGTATCCGCTCGTACCGACGGTACTTACAGCGTCTTTATAACAGGTACTTCAGCTTCTTTATAACTTCATGGAATTTACAAACGCGCTTGATAAGCCCAGCGGACTTATTTCTATTTCGTCGGAACTAGTACGCCCCACTTTTGGCGCGTTGTATGGTTTTGATTCTACCGCTGGTGGTGGTGGAGTGGTAATAGACGGAGCGTTATTGACTGAACTTTTAGAACCCTTAGTAACCGAACTGGACGAGGTATTACTCTTTGAACCTATTTAAAAATCATGGCTAATAAAAAACTTACAGACCTAGACAACTTAGCGAGTCCCGCTGGTGCAGACATTCTTGCGATTGTTGATGACGTCGCGGGAACTGCAACCACTAAAAAAGTAACCGCTACTAACTTAATGGCTTTAGCGCCTGTTCAATCAGTAGCGGGTAGGACTGGGGCAGTAACACTTAGTAACACGGACATCAGTGGACTAGGTAGTTTGGCTACGCAAAACAGCGTGGTAATAACGGACGAACAATTAAGAGGCACAGCTAATCCACACATCGGAGCATTTCCAAATCAGTCTTTCTTAGTAGTAGATAATCCGAGTAAGTCGGTAATGCTTGGTTCGGATGCTGACGGGAAACTTTATATATTCAATTCATCAGGTAAAACAGCAATCTCAACAGGTATTTCAGCGGTAGAAGACTCA